ATGAAAACAGATTTTAGTATTAACGTACAGATCAATTTGGGTGTAACACCCGAAATCGTGACTTTGGTAAATGCCATTTTGTGCCACCGACCAACAGTTGCGCCGACCACCGAGGAAGCACTCAACGGAAACGGACAAGTAGATAACAAGCCAGAGGACACCCCGGCACAGCCTCAACAGCCTACTAACAAGCGAGGCAGAAAGAAGAAAGAGGAAGCAGCCGCCGACAAGCCGGAGCCTACAAAGGAGCCAGCCGGAGACGAACAGCAGGAGGCAGCAGCCAACGAAGCCGATGCCAACGGTGAGCAGGTAGCCGAGCAGAAAGAAGCCAAGGCAGAGGAAGCAGCCCCACAGGATGAGGGCCAGGCCAAAGCCCAGGCAGAGGCAGAGCAGAAGCCATTAACCGCCGAAGACGTTAGAGCAGCTATGCACGCCACACGTCAGCGTATCGAGGGTGAAGACTACAAGGAGAACACCAACGGCGATTTGTATAAGAAATACCACAAGCCATTAACGGCACAGTTCAAGAACATAGCGGCTTTGTTGGGTGCAGACAAACCAAGTGCTTTGCCATCTGATAAGATTGCAAATTTCATTGAGCAGTGCAACGGTTTGCAGGTAATGGAAGATGGCACGATCGGTTCAAATTGCCCATTTTAGTAACAACATTTAATCATATACAATTATGGCAGGTAAACACGCTTTATTATCACCAAGTGCGGCCCACAGATGGATGAATTGCACAGCCGCCCCACTTCTGGAAAGAGACGTGGAGGATAAGGGCAGCACCTTTGCAGAGGAGGGAACGTTAGCCCACGCCTATTGCGCCAAGAAACTGAAAGAGTTTTTGGGTTTGTCGGTGGATGAGGAAAAAGCCGAGATAGCGCAGTTAGACGAACAGTACCACAGCGGCGAAATGGACGAGTACACAGATACGTACAAAACTATCGTACTGGAGAAGTTCAACGCCGCCCGAGCTAAAACCAAGGACGCACAATTATTGGTTGAGGTCAAGTTAGATTTTAGTCACTACGTACCTGATGCTTTCGGCACGTCGGACGCTATCATTATCGCCGATGGCGTGATGGAGGTTATCGACTTTAAGTATGGTAAGGGTGTAAAAGTGTCAGCCGTGGAAAATCCACAAATGATGATTTACGCTTTGGGCGCATGGGACTTATTTAACTTTGAATACGACATACGTAAGGTACGCATGACTATCGTACAACCACGTATTGATAATCTTTCGGAGTTCGAGTTAGATGCCGCCGACCTCATTAATTGGGCAGTCGATGAGCTGCAACCAAAAGCCAACGAAGCCTATGCCGGAGGTAAGCAAAAGCCGGGCAATTGGTGTCAGTTCTGCAAGGTTAAGGCAAACTGCAAAGCCCTATCGTCTATGTGTATTGAGGCACAGCAAGCCAACCCCGACCCACGTAAGATTAGCAAGGAAGTAATGGAAAGCACTATACTACCTTTGCTTTCGACGTTCAAAACGTGGCTAACTGGAGTTGAGGAGTACAGTTTGGAGCAGGCATTAAGTGGCGTACAGTATCAAGGTTTCAAAATCGTTGAGGGGCGCAGTATCAGAAAGATAACAAACCCAACCGCCGTGATGGAACTTTTAGGCAAAGAGGGCTTTGCAAAAGAAGCCTACATTAAGCCTACCGAGCTACGAAGTATTACCGATTTGGAAAAACTGATAGGTAAGAAACGCTTTGGTGCAATTTGCGCCGAGTACATCAACAAGCCACAAGGCAAACCAACGTTAGTGCCTGAATCAGACAAACGCCCGGCGTTTAATCAGGCAGCAGACGACTTTAAAGACATTTAAGTTTAACATTTTAAATTCATACAATTATGATAGACCCTAAAGTAGTTAATGACACTAAGGTAATCTTTGGCCCATGCCGCCTTAGTTACACCCACGTATTTGAGAAGTACAGCCCAGACGGTGACGGAGAGGGCAAGTTTATGACTAACGTTTTGATCCCAAAGTCTGAAAAGAAGACTATCGAAGCAATCAAAAAAGCAATCGAGGCAGCTAAGAAAGCCGCTATCATAGCCAAATGGGGAGGCAAAGAGCCTAAGAAACTTGATTTGGCTTTGCGTGATGGTGACGAAAAGGACGATGAGGTTTATGAAGATCACTTCTATTTGAATGCCAAGAGCAACACACGCCCGGGCGTGGTAGATCGCAAGAAAGTGCCTATCGTGGACGAGGAAGAAGTTTACAGCGGCGTTTGGGCGATTGTGTCGGTAACTTTCTATGGCTACGACGTAAGCGGTAACAAGGGCGTAGCGTGTGGCCTCAACAACATTATGAAGTTCAAGGACGACGACCATTTGGGCGGCAGAGTATCAGCCGAAAGCGACTTTGGCGATTTGGACGGCATCGACGACGAGGACGACGACGATTTGTAAAGTGCTTTTTTCTCTACGATAAAATGTTAATGTAGTAGCCCCGGCGGTGGAAAGAGGAAGCCGCCGGGGTAATCAAACAACAGAGCGTATGAAAGAATTAGGCATAGACATCGAAACATATAGTAGCAACGACCTAACCGAGTGTGGCGTTTACAAGTACGTGGAAGCCGAAGACTTTACCATATTGCTTTTTGGGTACAGTGTGGATGGTGGTCCGGCTAAATGTGTGGACTTTGCAAGCGGCGAAACTTTGCCGCCGGACATCAAAGCAGCACTAACCGACCCCGAGGTAATAAAGACCGCTTTCAATGCAGCTTTTGAGCGTATTTGCATCGGTGTATATTTAGGCATCAAATGGCGATTAGACCCGAAACAATGGCGGTGTACGATGGTAAGAGCCGCCAGAATGGGTTTGCCGCTTTCGTTGGCTCAATGTGGCGAGGTGCTTAAACTGGAAGACAGAAAGATGACAGAGGGTAAAGCCCTGATAAGATACTTTAGTGTTCCAAATAAGCAGACAAAACAGGGCATAACAAAGATGATCCGGCACAAGCCGAGCGATGCGCCCAACAAATGGGCAACGTTCAAAGCCTACAATATCCGAGACGTGGACGTAGAGCAAGCCATCTTAAAAAAGGTCAGGAGATTGGAAGCACCAGAGTTTGACGAAGATTTGTACACAGCCGATCAGCACATTAACGACCGTGGCGTAATGATAGACCAAGTATTGGTAAACAATGCCGCCCGATTTGATGAGCTATACAAAGATGAGCTATTTGCAGAAGCCCGAAAACTTACAGGCATGAGCAACCCCAATAGCCCCGGACAGATTAAACAATACATATCCGAGAACACCGGGTTTACTATTGATAGCCTCAACAAAAAGAATTTGGACGACTACGAGGTGCAGTTTAAGTATTGGCCCAAGGTGCAGAAAGTTTTGGCTTTGCGTAGGGAAATGGGTAAAACTTCTAACAAGAAGTACACAACTATGCAAAAATGTGTCTGCAAGGATAACCGAGTACATGGTTTGTTGCAGTTTTGCGGTGCAGCACGTACAGGCAGATGGGCGGGGCGTTTGGTGCAGTTGCAAAACCTACCACAAAACCATTTGGAAAGTCTGGATGATGCACGCTATTTGGTAAAGCAGGGCGATTTGGAAGAGTTTGAAATGAACTACGGAAACGTTACCCAAGTACTTAGCGAGTTGATACGTACCGCTTTCATAGCAAAGCCCGGTTGCACGTTCCACGTATGCGACTTTTCGGCAATCGAAGCACGTGTGATAGCATGGATAGCCGGGGAAACATGGGTATTGGACGCTTTCAGGCAAGGGCACGACATCTATTGTGAGACTGCAAGCAAGATGTTTGGTGTACCAGTCAAAAAGCACGGCCCCAACGGAGATTTGAGACCGAAAGGCAAAGTAGCCGTTTTGGGTTTGGGCTACGGCGGCGGTGTATCGGCATTGGAAGCGATGGGCGGTAAGAAGTTGGGTTTAACAGAATCCGAGGAAAAAGACATCGTAAACAAGTGGCGAGACAGTAACCCACATATCGTTAAGTTATGGCGTACCGTTGAAAAGGCAGCTATCACAGCCATTAAGACAGGGCGAAGCATAACAATACAACAAGGTATCGTAATCGGTTATCGTTGGGGTATGTTACTAATTACCCTACCAAGTGGCAGGACTATTTGTTACCCACGCACGGAGGTTGGAATCGAGACAAACGACGGTTGGCGAGGCGACCACGAAATTATCGAGTATGAGGGTTTGAACCAAAAAACGAAGAAGTGGGGAAAGTTGAGAACCTACGGCGGTAAGCTAACCGAGAACATCGTACAGGCTACGGCACGTGACATATTAGGTTGTGTGATACTTAGAGCCGAGCAGCGAGGGTTAAACGTAGTTTTCCATATACACGATGAGATCATCGTCGAGGCTACGAAAGACCAGACGTTACCGATGGTTGAGGCTTTGTTTAGCGAGCCTATACCGTGGTGCAAAGATTTGCCGCTCAAAGGTGCAGGGTACACCACCCCATATTATCTAAAAGATTAAACAATAAAGCAATATGGCAAAAAGCAAGACAATAGACATTAAAGTAGAATGGCACAAGGCGACCGAGGCCCCTAAAAAGAATGTGCCAATATATCTACTTTTCAAGGTTGGCAAACGAAAATATCCGCTTTGCCGATTAATGACATTTCACCATAGTAACGTCGTTCCGGCTGAATGTGATTGGGGAAAAGCCGAAACCCAGGAAGCACAATTACCTATCATGTGGGCGTATGCAAGTCAAATCGAGCCGCTTATTACTGATGAAGTAGTAGCAGAGGCGAAATTTGCAGCGTGGGCGTGGTATAAAGAAGATTAGTTAAACAATTAAAGCATATACAAAAATGGAAATACAGACAAGTAAGGCACTATCAGACGTGCAGCAATTCAGATACGAGTTATTGCAATGGTGTGGCAACGTGGAAGATGCGGAGAAAGCCAATACCTTTGTAATGGGTAAAGACGAAAAGCCAGTACAGGCGCAGTTACCAAAATCCGGCATAGAGGACGGCATCTATTTGGTACACGCCGACGGCAAAGCAACTTTGTTTGAACTGGAGTACACCAAAGACGATAACATGGATAGCGAGGTAGTGGCTATCGGTTTGAAAATGGGTAGCTTTGGCATTAAGATAGCTTTGCACGATGAGGCTAACGGCGATGGTATCACACTAACCACAAAGAGCAATAGCGATCTAAAAGCCGACAAAGATTATTATATCGACAACTACGACGATGCAGTAGCGGACATGGACGGAGCAAGAAACACCAACCATTTGCGTAATATCCTGAATCCAAAGATAAAGTTAGCCGATGAATGGTACATACCATCTTTAGGCGAGTTGTACCGTATCTTTATCAACAAAAAGGCTATCAATGCAGCTTTGGAGTTTGCCAAGGGCGAGAGACTGCAGGACCGTTGGTATTGGACTTCTACCGAGGGCAGTGCTACCAGCGCATGGGATCTGTACCTCAACGACGGTATTGCGAGCAATTGGCTCACTAAGGCCAGCAACACGCTCAGAGTTAGGGCAGTGTCAGCATTTATTTTTTAGCCCTTAATATTTTAGTTTTTAATCTTTAAGCACGGCGAAAGCCGTGCCATTATTCACCAATACCGCCAATTATGAAAAAGATGTACTGCAAAACGTGCCTATCATACGATCCTGATGAAGACAAACCCGGCTACGGAGTTTGTAAGCTATCAGAGTGTGAAGTTTGCGAGCAGTGCCCCGGTTGCATAGATTGGCGGTATTTTAAGATTTGGTTTAGTTAGTTATGAACAGTACAGCGTATCGAAGTAGAAAGCCCATTAACTTTGACAAAAAGTTGCAGCATAGTATCGAGCTATTACAGAAGTCGGAAAAGTTGGCTTTGCGTTATTCAAATAAGGGGTTTTATTTGGCATTTAGTGGGGGCAAAGATAGCCAAAGCCTTTACCACGTGGCAGTATTAGCAGGTGTTAAATTTGACGCTCATTATAGCCTCACAACTTTAGACCCACCAGAGTTAGTTATGTTTATCCGTAACAAATACCCTGATGTTACCATAGACAGACCAAAACTAACCTTTGCCCAACTTTGCATCAAAAGTAAGGCTTTGCCAACTCGCTTAATGCGCTTTTGTTGCGCCGTACTGAAAGAAACCAAGGGAGCCGGGACAGTTACACTTACAGGCGTGAGGCGTGAGGAATCCGTACAGCGCAGCCACAGAAACGAAGCCGAGATTATCAGGGCAAAGAAGACAGACCGATTTAGTGGCAGCTTTGAGCAGTTAGACCAATTCACACGAAGCCAAGAAGTAGAGGGCGTGCAGTGTGTCAAGGGCAAAGACAAAATCGTAATAAACCCTATCATAGATTGGACGAAAGAAGATGTTTGGTACTTTCTTAATGAAGTCGTTAAAGTAGAACATTGCGAGTTATACGATAAAGGTTGGCAGCGTATCGGGTGCTTATTTTGCCCGATGGCAAGCCAAAAGGAAATTATAAAACAAGGGGGGGGCATATCCACGCTACAAGGCTTTAATATTACGTACCATACGCCGATTACGAGAAAACGGCTATATGAATCATTATACCGACTTAACAGACGAGGAGGTTTTTAATTGGTGGACTTCTAAGCAGGGCATTAAACATTGGTATTGTGAGCATAAATTACAGGGCAATTTGTTCGATGATTTATAAACCAAAATACCGATCATCTTAAAAAGTAAAACAATATGGCAAAAGATTTCAAATACATAAGGTTTATGGTATTTAAGGCAAGCAACATTAAATACCTATTCGAGCAGTTGGACGATGAGCCACGACCATTTGAGTTAGTGGTACACCCATCAATAGGCAAAACAGGTATGCGCCCGGTTACTATCAAGGCAAGCACCGAGGAAGATGCTAAGTACTTTAAAGGTATCTTAGATAAGTTATCGTATGAATCTTTAGAAAGATTGACGTATGGCACAAATAAAGTTAAACAATGATTTCCCGATCGACATAGCAACAGCCCATAGCCGTATGGCAAAGAAGTGGAAGAACAAAGCGACCACATGGGCGAAGTTGGTAGAACGATGCAGCGAAACGAAGCGGACCACGGAAAGCGTAAGCGAGTACGCCAAGATGAGCAGGGAAGAACAAAGCAGTATCAAGGACGTGGGCGGTTTTGTCGGTGGCTACCTATCAGGTGGAACACGAAAGACCGCTAACGTAATGTGGCGAAGTGTTGCCACGCTTGATATTGACTACGGTACGCCCGACCTTTGGGATGAGTTCACACTAAACTTTGACTTTGCGGCGATGCTTTACAGCACACACAAGCACACGCCGGAAAGCCCACGCTATCGTTTGGTGTTCCCATTGAGCCGTCAGGTACGCCCGGATGAATACGAGCCGCTTTGCAGGATGATAGCGAGCAAACTTAATATTGAGGTGTTCGACGATACCACCTATCAGTTAGCGAGATTGTTTTATTATCCATCTACAAGCAGAGACGGCGAATATGTGTTTGAATACCAAGACGGAAAGGCGTGCAACGTTGATGAGTTCCTAAAGCAGTACCACGACTATAAAGATGTGGCACTTTGGCCAGTGTCGAGCCGAGAGGGTGACATCATCGTACACGAATTGAAAAAGGTTGGTGATCCAACCGAAAAGCCCGGCTTAATTGGTGCTTTTTGCCGTGCCTATTCAATAGAGGATGCAATCGACACGTTTCTACCTGATGTGTACGAGAAGACCGCCCACGATGGGCGATATACCTACATTAATGGTAGTGTGGCGGCAGGTTTGGTTTGCTATGAGGGTAAGTTTGCGTACAGCAACCACGAAACAGACCCGGCGAGTAAGCAGCTTTGCAATGCTTTCGACCTTTGCCGAATACATTTATATGGTGTGCAGGATGAGGGAACGAAGATAACAGACAACACACGTTTGCCGTCGTACCTGAAAATGCAGGATTTCGTAGCCAAGGACAAAAAGGTAAGAATCTTACTAACAAAGGAGCGACAGGGCCAGGCCGATGATGATTTTGCCGACATCGAAGCAGAGGAAGCCGGAGACAGCGCAGTATCTGAAACCGCCGACAAGTGGATGGCTGAATTAGACTTTGACAAGAAAGGCAGCATTAAATCAACGGCAAGCAATATTATTGCTATTCTGGAGAACGACCCAAGGTTGAAAAACCATATATGGCAAAATCTGTTTAATGGGTTTAACTACATAACAGGTGGTTTGCCGTGGAACGCCGAGGCGACACAATGGGGTAATACTGATGATGCAAATCTAAGAATCTACTTAGATGAGAAGTACGGAGTAACTGGAAAAGACAAAATCAAAGATGCTTTAGTGGCAGTCGTTACACGTCACAGAGTACACCCAATACGTGATTACCTCAATAGTCTTACATGGGACGGTGTGCCACGCTTAGACCGTCTAATTATCGACTACGTAGGTGCAGAAGATAATGAGCTAAACAGAGCTATGACACGTAAGCACTTTACGGCAGCAGTAGCAAGAGTGATGAACCCAGGGTGCAAGTATGATTATTGCCTGATTATCGCCGGAGCCGAGGGTATCGGTAAATCGACGCTTTTCAATGTGATGGGCGGCGATTGGTTTAGCGATAGTTTGGTAACGATGGAGGGTACAAAAGGTATGGAGCAAGCCCGGAACGGTTGGGTTATCGAGTTACCGGAGTTGGGCAGTATCAAGCGGTCAGACGTTGAGCAGGTGAAAGCCTACATAAGCCGTCAGAATGATATGTACCGCCCGGCGTATGGTAGTGTGATGGAATCCCACCCGAGACAATGCGTTTTTTGCGGTACGACCAACGAAACATATTTCTTAAAGGGGGAGACCGGAAACCGCCGCTTTTGGGTAATGAGTGTAAACCCAGAACTACGTAAGCATGGAGACCCACGCCAAGCGATCGAGGCAGACCGTAACCAATTATGGGCCGAAGCCGTGCAACGCTATAAGGATGGCGAAAAGTTATACCTTAGTGAAGCATTGGAAGCGGAAGCCCGAAAGCGTCAGGGTGAGTTTAACGATAATCAGGAAGACCCATTACCGGGAATGATACAGGCATACTTAGATATGAAGTTGCCGACCGACTGGAGTACATGGGACTTAAACCGCCGACGTGCATACATTAAGAACCCCGACCCACTGGATGAGGTAGGAACGGAAACACGTACCAAAGTATGTGCCGCCGAGTTTCTTTGCGAGGTGTTAGGGCGAGACGTTGGCAGCAAAGATTACAAGTACGAAGCAAGAAAGGTTAATAAGGTGTTGGGCGAAATTGGTTGGTTAAAACTATCGTCTGCAAGATTTCCGATATATGGGACACAGCGAGGGTTTAGCAGACCAACAGACGACGACGAAAGCGACCTTTAAGGCATCAATCGGGCGTAGGAATATGTAAACAAAGTGATGTTTACAGGGTTTGTTTACAAGCAAAGCAGCAAAAAGCAAATATCGCAAAATGCGTAAACAATTTATTTTGTTTACAGCTTTGTTTACACACTTTGTTTACACCTAAAAGGCTGATTATCAATACTTAACTATATATGTAAACATAATAAACATAAAATATAGTATAAGTAGTAATATATAGTTATATACTATAAATATACGTATAAAGGGGTATTAAGTATATATGTATAGAATGTTGAAAGTAGAATGTTTACAAACGGCATAAGATAGAATGAAGAAGTTAGAAGCAATAACACGCCACGCCGAGGTATCGGAAAAGGCGATAGAAAAATATTTGGTGCAAGAGGTGAAAGCCATTGGCGGCATTTGCCTCAAATACTCAAATGCAAACATGGTGGGTTATCCTGATAGAGTGGTATGCCTACATGGTGGTAAGGTTGTTTGGGTGGAGTTGAAAAGTAAAGGCAAGAAACCAACGAAGATACAAACCATAAGACAAAATGAGTTGGTAAGTATGGGTCACGAAGTCTATACAATCGACAACAAACAGACGATCGACGAATTAATTAAAGTTTGGAGGGCAGAGCAATGAAATACAGACCATACGAATATCAGAAAACAGCGATGCAGTGGATATTGGACCACCCACGATGCGGTTTGTTTCTGGATATGGGTTTAGGTAAGACGGTAAGCACACTTACAGCCATACAACAATTAATGGATGATTGCGAGGTTAGCCGTACTTTGGTGGTAGCACCGAAAAAGGTAGCTGAAACGACATGGACTACCGAGGCAGAAAAGTGGAATCATTTGCAAAGCCTAAAAGTGGCAAAGGTGATGGGTACAGAGAAGAAGCGTAATTTGGCATTGGCATCTAAAGCCGACATCTACGTTATCGGACGTGACAGCTTTGTTTGGTTAGTTGGTAAGTATGGCGGTCAGTTGCCATTTGATGTGTTGGTGATTGATGAGCTAACGAGTTTCAAATCTCCCAAGTCAAACCGATTTAAGGCGATGCGTACAGCCATACCAACGGTTAGTCGAGTTATCGGACTTACAGGAACGCCAGCACCTAACGGATTGATAGACCTATGGGCACAAATGTACTGTATAGACATGGGCGAGCGTTTGGGCAAGAGCGTAACGAAGTATCGTGACACCTACTTTGATACCCACAAGCATAACGATATAGTAGTACGTTGCGACATCAAAAAGGGGTGTGAGGACATCATCAAAAACAAGATTTCTGATATTTGCCTATCTATGCAAGCAAAGGACTATTTGCAGTTGCCGGACATGATCACCCACGAAACCAAACTTACTTTGTCGTCAAAGGTGATGGAGGCATACAACAAGTTTGAGAAAGAAAAGGTTTTGGAGTTTACCGAATTGCATACCGGAGAAAATGCCAATATCTTAGCGAATAGTGCCGCCGGGCTGATGAATAAGTTAAGCCAGTTTGCCAACGGTGCAATATACGATGAGGCCAAGGACGTACACGAAATACACGATGAGAAGTTGGATAAGTTAGCCGAGATTGTGGAAGCTGCAAACGGTAATCATGTGTTAGTCTTCTATCAGTTCAAGCATGATGTAACACGTATCACCAAGAAACTGAAAGGCTATACCGTCAAGTCATACGAGGGCGAAAAGGAGTTGAAAGAATGGAACGCCGGAAAGATAGACGTACTATTGGCCCACCCGATGAGCACGGCGTTTGGCTTGAATATGCAGCAAGGTGGGCACTATATCGTATGGTTTGGTACAGGTTGGAATCTGGAGTTATACCAACAAGCCAACGCACGATTACACCGACAGGGGCAGCAGTACCCAGTACAGGTGTATAAGTTGATTTGTGCCAACACCGTAGATGAAAGAGCCAACACGGCATTAAGTGGTAAGCAGGGCGTACAGCAATCTTTGTTGGATGGCCTCAACTATCTTGTAAGGAAGTATCATGCTACAATAACTATCAAAGATGAATATTAGAATATGGCAAAGGATAAAGACTATATAAGGCTGATACATACGGCCAAGTGGCTACGATTGAGACGTGATAAACTCAATGATACGCCACTATGTGAGAGGTGCGAGGAATTGGGCAGAGTGGCAGCAGCCACCGAGGTACACCACGTTATCCCGGTTGAGGATGGACTAACAAGGCAGGAAAAAGAACGCCTGATGTTTGATTACTTTAACCTCAAAGCCCTATGCCACGAATGCCACGTTAAGGTACATACGGATATGGGCAGGTGTGGCAAAGTTCAAGCAAAGAACCGAGCCAAAGAGCACCTGAAAAGATTTGTGAATAAATTTTTGAAATGAGGTTGCAAGGCGAGACCCGGGGGCCTATTTTTTAAATGGGGTACACCCCCGGTTAAACCTCACCAACCCCCTTTTCCACACGTGAGCCGATTTTTGGGCCGTGGGGGTTTTTGCCCAGATGCAAAGCCCCGGCATAGTTGGCACGATATAAAAACGCCCACGTGTGTAGGTTAATAATAAAAAGCAATATTTATGAAGTTTGGAAACCAAGATGGCACAGGCTTTGGATTTGGCAGCTTTGGAGCAGGTCAGACCCAAGCCCCCCCACCCGATGAGGTGGAGCCGGAAGAAACCACAGCCGAGACAACCGCCCAGGCAAAGCGAGCGCACAGACGTACAAAGGAGTGTACCGAGTTATCGCAACGCTACGAGTACCGCCGGGCATTTAGTGAGGTCAAGTTATTGGAGGCAATGCAGTACGTCAAACTGCAAGACCATACCACCTACAATTTTATCACCGCCGGGGACGTGGATAGCCTTAGTTACCTGAAAGTGGTGCTTAATCAGCATGATTTGGACTATTGTTTGTTATCTACATGGTGCATGGCGGCAGAGGATATTTTGCAGGTACGGCAATGGTACGAGCAAGGGCGCATTAAGAAACTTGATATGTATTTGGGCGAGATATTCCCGGGCAGCTATAAGATTGAATGGCAGATGGTACAAAAGTTCTATCAGGACCACCCAGAGGCAGGACGTGCCGCAGTATTCAAGAACCACAGCAAGATATACGCAGGGTGCAACTACGATGAGGGCTTTTATTTCGGCATACAAACAAGCGCAAACATTAACACTAACCCAAGAACGGAGCAGGGAAGTATAACAGTTGATAAGGGACTGTTTGAGTTTTATAAAGACTACTTCGACGGCATCCGCTCATTTGAAAAGTAACGCAGCATGGAAGAAAAGAAACAAAAGTTTTTGGAGGCTTTGGCGCAGGGCTACGGCATCATAGCCACAGCGTGCGAGGCGATAGGCATAGGGCGCAGTACTTATTACCGATGGTACAACGCAGACCCAGAGTTTAAGGAGAAAGTGGACGAGATCACCGAGACGCAGGTAGATTTTGTCGAAAGCAAGTTGATGCAGTCGATAAATGCTAACGACACAACGGCTATTATCTTCTACCTGAAGACCAAGGGCAAGAAGCGAGGTTACAGCGATAAGGCGCAGCCGAAAACCGCCGACCCATTGCCAGTTAGCCAGACTTTGCCGGAGCCATCCACAGAGGAAGACAACAAGAAGATAGCCGCCAAGATTAAGAGTAAGAAAGCGTATATCGTGAAGTTGCTAAAGAAGCAAGGCAAATATACCGCCGAACTTACATACCAAGTGGATATTACAGCTAAGTTGTTGGTACGTGCCGACATTTTGGGCGATGAGATCATGGCAGACGGACACCAGGCCGTAAACGTGGAGTACAGCCGAGAGGGTAACGAACGCAAGACGATCGACCCGAAGGAAAAGCTATATATCGAGTTGTTGCAGCAGGGACAGAAAGCGTTAAGGGCTTTGGGCATGAACACCGAGAGCAAGGAACGAAAGAGCGACAACGATAGTTTTAACGACTTTATGGCAGCGATGCAGGAGGGTGACGAATGACAGAGGAAGAAAAAGAAAGATTTCGACAACTGAAAGCCGAGGTATCGGAGCAGTTGCGGCAGGGGCGCAGTATATACGCCGACCGCTACCGCCGTGCGCTTATCGAAACAGATAAGCGTATCGGCGATTATGTGTTTGAAGTGATAGACCACCCAGACGCACACAACCTGTATGAGATATTGGGAGTAAGACGCTTTTTGCAGATGCTTGATAAGTACGATTGGAAGCCCAAGCGAGTAAAGCGTTTTTTCAAGTTCTACGAGGCTTTGCGGTTTAGTGGCATCCGAGGGCGCACACGCTATAAGCTAACCCCGGTGCAGGCCTACCAGTTTGCAAATATCTACGGCTTTGCCCGAGACGATGGGCGCAGACTGATACGTACCGCCTACCTATTCGTGCCCCGAAAGTTCAGTAAAACGACATCGTGCGCAGCTTTGGCGGTTTATGATATGCTTTTCGGTGATAACAACGCCCAGGCATACGTAGGCGCAAATAGCTACGATCAGGCGAAAATCTGTTTTGATGAGATACGAAACATCATGTTTGATATTGACCCAAAGGAAAAGCACTTTAGGGTTAATCGTGAAAAGATTACTTTTAAAGACCGTGGACGTGATAGCCTCATACAATGTTTGACCGCCAACGCCAAAACCAAAGATGGTTTGTTTGCCTCATTGGTGATAATGGACGAGTACGCCCAAGCCCGAAACACGGCAGGCAAGAACGGCGCCGACCTCAAAAACGTATTGACAACATCAATGGGGCCAAGGCGTGAGCCGCTAACTATCATTATCACAACGGCAAGCGATGTGGTAGATGGCCCATTTGCCCACGAACTTGACGGAGTGATGGCAGTACTACGAGGCGAAGCGGAAAGCGACACCATGTTTGCATCTATCTTCATGCCTGATGTGGACGATGCAGAGGACAGCCCGGAGACGTGGGCAAAGGTTCAGCCACATTTGGGTATCACGGTGCAACCGGACTACTACGAAAATGAGTATCAAACCGCCCAGTTATCAGCCGAAAATATGTTGGCTTTTCGCACGAAATTGCTTAATATTTTCACGATAAACGACGAAAAAACGTGGTTTACCCACGAAAAGGCAAAAGAATTATTGGGCAATTTCTGTATAGATCAGGTGCAGGGCCGCCCAGATTGTGCCGTGGCGTTTGATTTGTCGGTGCATGATGATTTCAGCGCAGTATCTTATACCGTGTACCTATCGGGCAATAAGAAGTTTTACACGCATACTGATTACTATTTCCCGGAGGGAGCGTTAAAAGGGCATCCCAACGAGCAGCTTTATAGACTTTGGAACGAAAAAGGGTATCTTATTTTCTGCAAAGGGCAGAAGATAGACACGGCGATGATTACCGAGGATATATTACGACGCAGTAAGTTGGTTAATATTATCCGTATTGGCTACGATGCTTACAAGGCACAGGAGCTAACGAGTATCTTAAAGTCAGTTGGAGCGAGGAACGTGCTAACCCCATTTAGTCAGACCTACGGAAACTTTAACCTACCAGTCGAAAGTTTTGAGATGCTTGCATGGAGTGACCCGGTAAAGATAGAGTTTAACGACAACCCTATTAACGCTTTCTGTTTGGAAAATTGCGTGATAGATACCGACAATCTGGAGAACAAAAAGCCGCTCAAAGTGTCACAATACCGCAAGATAGATGGGGCGATAACGCTTTTAATGACGTTAGGGCTACTTTATACCTACGAGAGGTAAAACTATACGGAAAAGTGGCGAAATGCCGCCAAAACGCCCAAAAACGGCATTATTGACGATATTCCGCCACTAATTACAGAAGCCATTACTATAGATCAACATTGGCTGAATCATCGGTGGAACCGCCGTCCGACATATTGCCGCCACTGGTGTCGCCGTCACCTGACGAATTGCCGCCATTGGTGTTGCCACCCTCATCGTGGGTACCGGCAGTCTCGCCGCCATCGTCGCCGCCGCCGCCATCATACTTGCCAGCCTCACGGAACTTGGCATCTTTGTAGAGGTCCGCAGCACGGAAGCGTTTGCCGAGATAGAGGTTAAGGCGCACAGCCTTGATGTTGTCGGCGGTAAACTCCTTGGCGGTGGTAGCCGCTGAGGTTTCCAGGCCAATGCGGAAGATGCCGAGGTCATCGAGGCGTACCGCCTTGCCTTCCAACAGCAGCTCACGCATACAAATCTGCATCTCGATCAGCACGCCGCGGATTGTGGACTCACCGAACACGCAGTGATGGTTTGCCATGTGCTTTACGAATTCCTCAAACTCCATAAGTTCGGTAACGGCACGGCCGTACCACTTGTTTTTGGTTACGCCCGTCTGATTGCTTTTGTACTTCTTGTAACGTATCATACTTTTTGCGTTTAAAAGGTTGTTTGGCACTATTGCCGCCACAAAGATAGCAGCCATTTTTGGCAAGAATCCGGATGCGTGCCGTTGTGTCCTGTTACCGTCTGTTGTAGGCAGCGATTAATTGTATTTTCACGTTTGTTTTCCTTACTTTTGCACCCATGGAACAGAACAAAGATAATTTCAAGATAAGGGAGTACGGCCGCATGGAACTTGCGGCAAAGTACTGCAATTGCATCATGCCCGAATCGGCGTGGAAGAAATTCCGCCGATGGATGCACCTATACCCCGGGCTTATGGAGCAGCTTGCCGCCATTGGTTACACAGAGCGCAGCCGCAGTTTTACACCGGCACAAGTGCGCCTGATAGTGGATGCTCTGGGTGAGCCGTAGCGTTATCGGTACGGTTATCGCCCATTATCCGTAGGGTAATGGTCGGTTATCCTATGGGTAATGGGCAGTTTTATGGCGGTTATAGGGCATTTTGTGTTAAATATTCATATAAGTAAGTAACTAACTAAGAGAAAAAGGCGATATTTCGTGGAAAATCGTTATCTTTGCGGCGGAGAAAATGTACTTATATAAAAACAAGTAACAGAATATTCGCAAAAGTAATACAAAATAAATTCATCTAAAAAGGAGGCTAAAATTATGTGCATCATCAACGATATTACCCACTTCGTCAAGAATGGAGTTTCCGTTTTGCGCAGTGCTTCTTCTAACAAATACAAGGAGAATTCACCCGAAATAGAGGCATTAAAGCATGAGTTTTTCTCAATGCCATCAAATCGGCGCACCGATATGGAGAACCTCAGAAAAGACCGTGACAACGTGGCGCACGACGTGCGCAGGGCATTTGAAAATTTAAAATTAAGTAATGGCTAAGCAATCATATTCAATTAAAGGAACCAACATTGCCAATGGCGATGCCGTGGGCAACCAGATTGAGCAGACCGTTTCGGTTGACGACAACATACTGCCAGCACCACAAGAGTTAGCGGAGTATCAGAAAATCGACCCTAAAATAGTTGATTTTCTCATTAAATCATCGGAGCGTGAACAACAGCACCGCCACAAACAAGATGAGAAAAAGCTGAAGATACTTAACTACAATGAGCATAAGGTGGGACGAATGAATTGGTGGGGAATGTTTTTCGCATTTTTGGCTATTGTTGTTACAATGGGTCTTGCGGCCTATGCTCTCTATCTTGATCGTGCGTGGTTTGCTGGAGTCTTTGGTCTCGCCGCCGTTGCAAGCATCGCATCTATATTTATCAACAATAAAAAACAATAGACCTTTCAAGGGTTGTACTTTTTATTGCCAATACTAAGATATAGCCCCGATAGGCAGCAACCTATCGGGGCTTATGTTTGTTTTATCGCACTTTCTTGAATTTCACACCCTCATAGTCGGAGTTATACATAAAGTCGCCATCTATTGTTATGGCAGTATATGGTTCGCCCATTTCTACATTTGAAGAGCCTACAAGTTTAATTTTGTAGAACTTGCCATTACGCCAGATAAATGATTGGTCGGTGCGGTGCTTCCATTCTCCATTGTAGAAACATTCGTACCGTATGATCACTTTATCGTCTTCCCACCTGAGAAACACAAGGCGGTCAATATTGTTGATGTTAGGATATTCGGGATTGCATGGATATACTTTGCCTTTCAACGTATATGATACAGGCCCCCACGTTCCCTCATAGAGTTCAAAGCCGTTAAGGTTGTTGCCACCATCATCAGAAGAACAGCAACAAAAAAGCGTTACGGCGAATAAAAGGAATAATAGCTTTTTCATGCTTATTATACTTAAAATTTGTAATTTGAATGCAAAAATACAAAAAATATAAGTAACTAAGTAACTTTTTACCGAAAATCTTTGGTGCTTTAAACTTTTTTATGTATCTTTGCAACACAAAACAAGAAATTCCCCCTTGTATGATGAATACTTGGGTTAGTTGCTCAAATGCAACTTAATATATCACATTCGGGTGAGACACACCGAAGTTTAAGCCTCCGAAAGGGGGCTTTATTTATTTTATACCAAATGGAAAAGAAAAAAGTAATAGTTTACGTTGACGGCTATAACTTTTATTATGGCCTAAAGAACGGTAAGGAAAAGTGGCGTCGCGCTTATTGGCTTGACGTAGTTAAGTTTTTTGAAAACATGATGCAACCCGATCAGGAGTTGGTGGAGGTGCATTATTATTCGGCACGTCCACTTAACGACCAACAAGCCTACGACAATCAAGATGATTTCTTTTGTGCCAATCAGGAGAATCCAAAGTTCAAGCTACATCTGGGCAGATACAAGAAAAAGAAATTCAAATGCCAAAATTGTGGCTTCAAGAATGACACATTCGAGGAAAAGGAATCGGACGTGAGGGTGGCTACTGGTATGCTTGTAGATGTGTTTAGTAAACGGTGTGATATTACGGTTGTCGTTTCAGCAGACAGCGATATGATACCATCGGTTGAGATTATCAAGAACTTTGCCCCGGAACATCCGGTTTATGCTTTTATACCGCCTACGCAGAAATCTTACGCTTTAGTTAGCAAATGCGACAAAACAATTTGGCTTGAAAGATATAAGGCACGTTTCATTCAATCAATGTTGCCCGAAGAAATCACATTGAAGAACGGGCACACGGTGCGTCGCCCTAATAATTGGCGATAGTATAACAACGATATAGCCCCGATAGGCTGGTGCCTATCGGGGCTTTTTCGTGCCCTTTTCCTATCAAATAAAGCTGCAAAACGTTAAATTTAGTATAACTAAGTAACTTTTTACCGAAAATCTTTGGCGCTTTAAACTTTTTTATGTATCTTTGCAGTGTCAAATTTCATTTAGCGGTACAGATGTTGCCGCCGTTCACCGTAACGTAGCGGCTATTTTTGTATCCATGCCATAGTAAGTATAATAGGATATTTCTATATAAAGAGATAGCCGCGCCGTGTCGGGTAGCAGAAATGCCCCGGGGTTCTTGCTAAATGAGACCTGACAGCACGTAGCGCGGTTTTTTCGTTTTGTCAAAGTCATTTAGTTATGTCAAGTAACGTATCAGATCAAAATCCTGTAGAGCAGGTAGCGGAAGTGGTGCAGGTTGCACCCACCGACCGAGAGTTAAGTTTGGTAGCAGTAGAAAACGAGCACGCCGTTACTACATCTTTGAGAGTAGCGGAGGTTTTCAGCAAACAGCACAAAGATGTTCTGAAAGCCGTTAAGTCGTTGGATTGCAGCGAAGAATTTAGAGAGCGAAATTTTGCGCTTTCTAAAATCAACTACCAAAATGGCAACATCAAAAAGCAGTTGCCGATGTATTACATTACCCGTGATGGCTTCATGTTTCTTGTTATGGGTTTTACCGGAAAGACGGCAGCGAAGTGGAAAGAGGCTTACATCAAGGCGTTCAACGAAATGGAGGCTAAGATAAGAGCCGAGCAGATGGCGAAAGCCATTGAGGAGCACGACAGAAAGGAAGCCGAGGAGTACGAGAAACTTCTGGAACGAGAGGAGCGAGAGGAGGCGGCGATAGATGCACGCGTGGCAGCTATGCCGCCAGTCACGAGCAGAAAGCGACAGGCAGAGCCACAAGCCGGAGCCAACGAGCAGACAGGCGGCATCATCATTGAGGACTACAACGGCAGACGTGTGGTTTCGTCGCTAACACTCGCAAAGCTGCAAGGGCGTGAACACCGCTACGTTTGTGAGAGCATCCAGCGTATGAAAAAATATTTCGTGCGTCCTGGTAGCGTCATTTTCAGATGTGGCAGAACGGTAAACCGAGGCTTTGGCAAGGGCTACGAAAGCCCTACGGGTGTAGTGTACTACATTACGGCAGAGGCTTTCAAAGTGATGTGCAAGCATTGTACGACCATAGACAAGGACATGCAGAGTGAGGTCCGCAAGGCTTTTCGCAGAGCACAGGGACCAAAGAACCACGGCAAGCCTGTAGCGGCAACCCAAGCACCACAGCAGACCAAGCCAAAGACCCCTACCACCCCACCGACACCGACCGAGACGACAAAGCCTCAGCAGGGCAAGCCGACGGCGGCAACGATGCCACAGACCCCAACCGACCTTATGCAGCGTTTTGTAAAGGCCGTGGGCGTGATGATGGGAATGGATACAGACAATTTAATGAACTTAATGAATAAAGGAGAATAAGATATGATAGTTACAGATAAGAAGCACAAGGATACTATTACAGTGCAGAGCCAGATTAATACAGATGCCGACGATTTAAAGAAGAACATCGCCGAGGTGTACGATTTCGTTAACGACCTTATGGCAGGTTTGCCGGAGGACGTGAAGGTAAGTGCGAGCAAGGTGCGAAGCGTGCAGGGCACGTTGGAGTATCTTCTTAACTACTGTTGGATTGAGGACGCAGACGAATAAAATATGGGAGGACACGAATATGAGATACAAGAAGCCTAAGAAAGTTACAAGTCTGGTGATAACAGACCGTGACGGAATGCCGGTATATAATGCCGACACGTTCCGTGATGCGATCAGGCAGACACGCGACTACGTAAAATGGTTGCTGGAGGAACTGCCACCCGACTACGAGTTGAGAATACACGGTTTGCTTGATGCCATGTATCCGCTTGAATGGCTCACCGAGGATGCCGTTATAAAGACGGTGACCAACAAGCCATAGGGACACGACCCCGACATTACCAAAACCCACATACATAGCCGCTGCATCGTAATGGTGTAGTGGCTTATTCCGTTAAATGATATTAATATCAATAACATTTTACCCTATTTATTTTGATATTCAAATAAATATCATTATCTTTGCATCGTGAAATTTAATAAAGCAATGAAGTACAATGAACTTGAAAGAAAACTAAGAAAAATCGGGTGTTACGACACAAACAAGCAAATGGCAGGACACCCAATCTGGTACAGTCCGAAGACTGGCAAGGAGTTTAAGATGAGCAACCACGGTGGCGAGGAAGTCGCAACGGGTACGCTCAGAGCAATTAAAAAGGCGGCAGGGCTTATTTAAGCCCCCGTCTTTTACAAAACAGATTTATAAACAGAACATTAAGGAGATACAACAATGAGACAGGTTAAGGCAGTTATCGAAAGAGCAAGCGACGGAACGTATAGCATTTACAGTGATGCGGACGATTTAAGCTATCTGATAACAGGCACGGGCAAGACCGTGGAAGAGGCTAAGAAATGCTTTGAGGATGGTTATGCGGATATGAAACGCTACTACGAAAAAGAGGGCAAGGAGTTCACAGAGGTAGAAATGTGCTATTGCTATGATATGGCGTCATTTCTTGCCTATTACTCAAAGGTGCTTTCATTGGCGGGTTTGTCACGTCTGACGGGTGTAAACCCACAGCAGCTTAGCCACTACGTTACAGGGCGTCGCAATCCGTCGCCAAAGACCGTAAAGAAGATTATGGACTCTATCCACGCTTTTGGCAAGGATCTAAGCACAGTGCAGTTTGCTTAATATTGAATTTCACACGCTACGTTTTCAAGTTCACTTTATATAAACGCCGTTAGGGCGTTATCTTTAGCCGTGTCGGGTTAACGCCCGATGCGGCTTTTTTGCGTCTTTTAGCCTAACAGCAAAAAACTATTTTCTTAAAAAACTAATAATTTTACCACGTTGCACCAACGTGTGCCACGATGCACCAAATGGCATTTGGATTTTGCAAAATACGATTGTATTTTTGTAGCGGCTCATTAGCCGTTTGGCGTGAGGGCCTCGGATTTTTTACTCATAATTAAAGGACAGAACACCGCCGGAGCGAAAACAGTAAGATAGTTGACAGCATTCAAAGTGTCGTAGCTTTGGCGGTTTTGTATGAAACGACAGATGGCAACATTTTGGAACAACATAAAACGATTTTTCAGCCGTGAGGCAACAGGTGCTGACACAGCCGGCACCGCGCGCCCCACCACCGTAAGGACTGGTGGCGGCGTGGCGGTGTTTTCGGCCTGGGGCGGCGATGCCATGACGGTTGCGGCGGTATATCGGTGCGTGACGCTTCTAAGCGAGAGCGTGGCGAGCCTACGTTTGCAGTATATGCGGTGCAAGGATGGACGCTATCAGGAAGACACGGCAAGTGATCTGCATTATCTTCTGACCGTGCAGCCTCAACCCGAAATGTCGGCGTTTGACTTCTGGACGATGGCGGTGCGCCTGATGCTCATTGAGGGAAATGCCTACATTTACCCACGCTATGTACTGGGAGAGTTGACCGACTTAGTGCTTTGCCGACCTCACACCGTGACCCACGACCCATTGAACGGCCGTTACTACATAGCCGATGCCTATAATGGAGTGTTCGGCACATTCGAGGAAAAGGACATCATACATCTTTACTTGCATTCCTCAGACGGGCGCAGGGGCGAAAGCGTGCTGACCCACGCAAGGCGCACGATGGATATTGCCACGGCAGGAGATGCGGAGACGGAGAACCGGTTTACCAATGGCGGCAGTGTTCGCGGCATTATCAGCAACGACAAGACTACTACGGGATTTGGCGAGTACCAGGACAAGGAACTGGAGAAGACAGCCGAAAGCGTGGATAGCCGTTTCAGCCGGGGCGAGCGCATAGTAAGTTTGCCGGGGCAGGTGGACTTTAAGCAAATTTCACTTTCTTCTACGGATATGCAGTTTTTGGAGAGCCGAAAGTTTACGGTGCGCGAGATATGCCGTTTCTTTGGCGTTCACCCGTCTTTCGTGTTCGATGATACGAGCAGCAACTACAAAAGTGCCGAAATGGCAAACGTGGCTTTTCTTTCCAACACGCTCAACCCGATATTGAAGCGTATAGAATGCGAACTGACCCGAAAGCTGATACCGCGGTCTATGTGCTGCAAACGCCGTTTTCTGTTTGACCGCCGGGGTATTTACTCAATGGATTTGCAGTCACTCGCCGACTATCAGAAAAAGACGATCGAGAGCGGCATCTATACCGTGAACGATTGGCGCAGGATGGAAAACCAACCTACCATCGACGGAGGCGATACGGTTTATCTTTCTACCAATCTTGCACCGCTGGGCAGTGAAAAGCTATCGGGCACAGCTGCAAAGGGAAATGACAACAACGATAAAAACAACAGAGAATGAAAAAGAAAAGAACAATAGCTATTGTGTCGGGGCTTCGCATTCGTGAGGCTACCGACGGAGCGGAAAGCCGCACGATTGAGGGCTATGCACTGAAGTTCGGTGTACGTAGCCGTCTTTTATGCGATTGGTGGAACAACTATTACGAGGTACTGGAACCTGGGTGTGTGACACGCGAGATGCTGGATAAGCAGGACATCAAACTTACGATGTTCCACGACCGCCAGTTGGTTTTGGCACGAAGCAACAAGGGCAATGGTACTTTAAACTACGAGGTTGACAAGGTGGGCGTGAAGTTCTGGGCAGAAATGCCGCACACGGTTGACGGCGACAAGGCTTTGGAGCTGGTAAGCCGTGGTGATATTGCCGGGTGCTCATTCATCTATTCCACCGATGAGGGCGACAGCGAGAACGCCGTGAGCTACGAGCGTCTGGACGAGAAAGGCGACGACGGCGAGGATATTCTTTTGCGCCACGTGAAGCGTATTGACAACGTTTACGACTTTACCATTACCACCGACCCAGCCTACGAGCAGACCGACGTAAGCAAACGTGAGGTGGAAGCGGCGGGCATCAAGTTTGAGCAGCAGCCGAAGCCCAAGCAGATAGACGAGAACAAGAAGCGTGAACGTATCAATGCGGTGCGTGAGCGCATAGCAAGTGTTGGCCGCAATCTGTAGAGGCGGCTTCTATATATGTTTTTTTAGTTACTAATTTTAATCATTGACAGATGAAAAAGGAAAAGTTTAATTTTCGTGAAGCCTACGAGCGCATGGACGTAATCAAAAACCGCCTCGCAGAAATTGCGCAGGGCCTGGAGAACGACAAGGAGCGCGAAGACTTCACCGATGCGGAAAAGGGAGAGCGTAAAGCCCTTTACCGTGAAATGGACATCCTCGAAATGAAGATCAAGGCGGCTACCCCTACGTTAGAGGTTATGCGCCGTGAGGACATCGAGGAAGTAAACAAGCAGATGCGTGAGTGCGTCAAGACCGGACAGCGTTTTGAGTTGAAGATCAGCCGTGCCGTGGCTTCTGACTTTGGCGGCAACACTTCGGGTTATCTCAATCCGGGCAGTTCTACCAATCCGTCACCGGTCACCATGGGCGACATCGTAGAACCATTGTACGCAAAGACCATTCTTTCGGCAATCGGTTCGCCATTGCTCACCGGACTGAAAGGTAACTATCAGTGGCCTGTAATCGAGACATTCGCCGCTACCATCAATGATGAGGGGGTGGAACTGGGTGATACAAAAATCGAGGCGAGCAAGCTTTTGGCAAAGCCTGAGCGTATCGGTGTGGCCGTGCCTATCACACGTGAAGCACTCAACGAGACCGACGACCTTTTGCAGCTTGTATGTACCCAGTATATGCCAGTTGCGGCAGCCGCCCTTATGAACAAAATCATGTTCAGCACCGTAAAGGTGGAAAAGGCTACAAATCTTGTAGGCCCATTCGTCAACCTCAAGGCAGCTAACAAGAAGACTTATAAGGATGAAGCACCTACCCTCGCCGAGCTTCTTGCACTCAAGGGCATTGTTTTGGGTGCCAACATCATGCCGGAGGGACTTTGCTACGTAATGACAGAGACCACAAAGGCACTTTTGGAGGGTACGCCAAAGTGGAATGGTGCAAACCAGGCTATCGTTGATGAGAACGGCAAGATTTCGGGTGTACCGGTATTCTGTAGCTCATACGTGGCTGAGGGTTCGGTATTGTTCGGTTCATTCAAGTATGCCCCACAGGGCTTGTTTGGTGAAATGTCAATCATCATCGACCCTTATACACTCGCGCGTAAGAACTCTATCGACTTCGTGCTCAATGCCGACTACGCTATTACTACATTGCGTGAGGAGGCGTTTGCCATGTTGTCAAAGGATCCAGCGGTAGCAGCAGGCACCAAGGGTTAAGTAAGTAATCACAATTTATAAAGTTATAACGTTATGGCAGTAGTGAGTTTGGCACTTTTCAAGAAGCACGTAAGGGCTGATGATTTCGCCGATGATGACGAGTATCTGGAGCATCTATTAGATACAGCAGAAAGCGCAGTTATCACGGCGACCAATAGAACCAAAGAGGAATTGGCGCAGATGGGTAACGGACATGATGTACCTACCCCCATAAAACACGCTATAATGATGTTGGGCGCACATTGGTACAATCAGCGTGAAAGTGTGAGTAGCGTGCAGATGCACGCCGTGCCTGATTCGCTACAAGCCTTAATTAAACCCTATCGAAAATTAGCGGAATGAGAGCAGGAGAAATGAAATATCGTTTGCAGTTGTTGAAGCCTACGGCGACAACTAACGACTACGGCGAGGAAGCGATAACCTACGAGCCTATACGTACCGTATGGGCAGAGAGGAAGAAGCAGAGCGGAAACCGTAGTGAGGAAGTGGGCGAACATTTCCCCGACTATCGAGCCGAGTTTAATGTGAGGGACGCACACCCGGTAAAAGAAAACTGGAGAGTGCAGCAGTTAGGTGGCTACCTTTATACGGTTGTTGCCATCATCCCTAACATTGATAGAGGTATGAACACTTTAGTTTGTGAACGAGTAAACGAATAGTCAGATTTTGCAATAGTCTGTTTTCTTAATGTATATGCAGCCAGAACGATGAAAGAAACCGTTACCGACATCAACAAGCCGTTTGCCGATGTTTACAAGGCACTCGACGTGAAAGACCAACGCAAGGCTATGCGAAGTGCCATGCGCAGGGAGGGAAACCGCCTGAAAAAGGCGGCAGTCTCCAATCTGGGACAAAGTGGCATTGGCAGTGGCACAAAGCGCAGTCTTTCAAGCGGCATCTATGTGCGTACCTACCCCGATCGCTATGGCCTGGGCTTCATGGTAAGCGTTAAGCCACACGGTAGGCGCAAGGGCATCCACCTCAACCGTCAGAACATGGAAAAGCCAGTTTTGATGTGGGCAGAGGACGGAACACGCCAAAGACATGTAGGACGGCGTATTTCATCGTTTTTCGGTAAAAGCAGGTTCACGGGCAAGAAAATAAGACAGTATCTACGAGGCGGTGGGAGCCGCGGCAAGATGAAGCGTTACGCTTTTCTCGCCAAGACGGAGCAGCAGACCGCCGGCAGCGTGGAAACCAACCTTTTCAACAACTTGCAGAACAACGTGGAAAAGGCAGCAAGAAAGCAGGGACTTTTATAACATGTAGCTATGGCACTGAAAAAGACATCATTAAGCGCGGGCAGCATTATTCGCGATATTCTTCTATCTAACGAGGAAGTGAAGCGGAGAACAAACAAGGTTTTCCCCATCGTGATAGACAACGCCCAACTACCTTATATATTATATCGCCGTGCGGCATTGGCACACAATCCCACTAAGCAGGGAACGCCGGGAGCCGACACCGTGACTATGGAGGTGGTTTGCTATACGGCGAAGTATGCCGAGGGCGTGGAGCTTGCCGAGGCAGTGCGCCAGGCCCTCGACTACGCAAGCGGAGAACACGACGGCGTGAAGATGCGCAGTTGTACGCTTGCCGACAGCGAAGAGGGCTACGAGGATGATGCCTTTGTGCAGCAGCTTGTTTATCAAGTCAGAATTTAAGTAATTTAGAACCATTTAATTTTTATAGTTATGGCAGATACTGGATATATCAATGGTAGTGACCTTTTGCTTAAGGTTGGAGGCAAGGCGGTGGGACATTGTACAAGCCACACCCTCACTTTCAACAGCGAGACAAAAGACCGTGCCGTCAAGCCTGAAGCGAGTGCCGCCAAGAGCAGCGGACTTTGGAAGGGCAAGGGAGTGACTGGTTTGTCAATCTCTATCAGTGCCGAGGGTTTGCGCTTCTATGGCGAGACCGAGAACGGACACGAGCAGATTGCACCACTTTGGGGTAAGGGCGCAAGTGTGGAGGTTGAGGCATTCAAGCGAGGTGGTGACAAGACACCTTATGTAAAGGGTAACTTTGTTATCGCCTCATTGGAGGAGACAAGCCCGGCGCAGGACGATGCTACTTACAGCGTGTCTTTGGAGAACGACGGCGAGCCTGAGACCTACCCGGGAAAGGATGCGACAGCGACGCAGGCAACCGACACCGGCAAGGCAGTGAGCAAGTAACGCTCACATGAAACAAAGGCCATATTGTTTTTTAATATAAATGTTTGATTTGTTGAACTATTAGTTAATTGTTGATTTATGTCAAAGATTGAAATCATGATCAACGGCAAGGCATACCCCTGTAGGCAGACTATGGGGGCTATGCTTCGCTTTAAGAAAGAGACCGGCAAGGAGGTGACGGAGTTAGGCAACAGCCTATCGGATATGTGCGCCTATCTGTTTTGTTGCGTAGCGTCAGCCTGTAAGCACGATGGCGTAAAGTTCGATATGTCGCTTATGGACTTTGCCGACAGCCTCACGCCCGAAGACCTCAACAAGTGGACGGACACCGTGAACGCCACGGCAGACCAGGCACCCGAGGACACCGACACGGAGGGCGAAAAAAAAAGTTAGGCATCTTCGACATTCTGGGCATAGCCGTTGGCAACATCGGTTTGCCCTACAATGATTTTTGCGCCCTCACGCCCGAGGAGTTCAGCCACATATACAAGGCATACAGCGAGGAGCGGACGGCGCAGTATCAAGACAGTTGGGAACGTATGCGTATGCTTGCGGCAATAACCATACAGCCGTATGCAAAGAAAGGGCTAACGCCCCACGGACTTCTACCCTTTCCATGGGAGAAGAAAAAGCCGGAGCATACGAAAGCAGCCCCGGCAGTATCTAAGGAAGATGCATTAAAGCGTTTTGAGGAAGTGTTGGGAAAAGTGGGAAACGGCTAAATAGCTTCGCCATTCAGTTCTTCGGAACTTGTAAGCACCATTTGCCCAATAGACAGGAAGAACAATGCGGTAGAGCCGCCAAGGGCCAACAAGCCGTTGACCGATTGGTTATTGAAAGCAAAATACGTCAGGCAGATAACCCAGACAACAAGAGACAACAAGGCTATTACGCCCCAAGCCTCATATTTGTTTGAATGCTTGTGCGGCGTATCCTCGCCTACAACTTCGACACTAACAAGTTCTGCCCTGATTTTGTTTTCGGGCTTACTCGCTACATCGTTGGTTGTGGCTTCTGGTATGCAGTTGATGTTCTTATAATCCTTTTCCATAACGCTTAGTTTGAATGCTTCGCCACAAAGATACAAAAAATATTGATTACTTAGTTACTTATACGCTGAAAATATGGCAAAAGAAATAAAATTTAACGTTAAACTGGTTGTTGACGGCAAAGAGCAGTTGGTTACAGCTACTTCTACAGCGGAAGAGTTGCGCCGTGTGCTTGATTCTGCCAAGACGAGCAGCCAAAAACTAAACGCGGCTTTGGTTAATTTCAACCAGGCGGTAATGGCGGCTAATAACGTTACCAATGCCATTTCGCAGATTTCGGGGGCACTCAACGACGTTACCGAGGAAAGCCGCAGTTTCAGCGCAGCCATGAACGCCGCTAACACGATGGCAGGAAAGAGAGGCGAGGACTTTGCCAAACTCAAAGGACAGGTAGCCGAGTTATCAAAAAGCATTCCGGTAGTACGTGACGAACTCGCTAACGGATTGTACCAGGTTATCAGCAATGGCGTGCCTGAAGACAACTGGATAGCCTTTTTGCAGAAATCGGCTAAGGCATCCGTTGGCGGTATCGCTGATCTGGGCGAGACTGTAAAGGTTACATCTACCATTATCAAGAATTATGGTTTGTCGTGGGACAAGGCAGGCGACGTGCAGGATAAAATACAGCTCACGGCCAAGAATGGTGTAACATCGTTCGAGCAGCTTGCACAAGCCCTACCGAGAGTTACGGGCAATGCCGCCACTTTGGGTGTAAGCATTGACGAACTTATGGCAACCTTTGCAACGCTTACGGGCGTGAGCGGTAATACTAACGAGGTTGCAACCCAGATGGCGGCAATCTTTACCGCTTTGGTGAAGCCGTCAAGTGAGGCAAGCAAGATGGCACAGCAAATGGGCATCGAGTTTGATGCGGCAGCTATCAAGGCGGCAGGAGGTATGCGTAATTTCCTCACCGACTTAGATAAGAACGTTAAGGCATACGCCAACAAGAGCGGTATGTTGGAGCAGGAAATTTACGGTAAGTTATTCGGCAGTGCCGAGAGCCTGAGAGCATTGGGACCACTCACCGGACAACTCGCGGCCAAGTTTAATGAGAACGTGGAGGCGATGAAAGGCAGTGCCGGAACTATAGACGATGCTTTTTCCATTATGAGCAGCAGCGGAGCGGCAAGTTTGCAGATACTCAAAAACAAGTTTGCAGAAGTGGGCGACGCTATAGCCTCAACGATGGGTGGCATTATGCCGGTACTCAACATTACGGCACAGATTGGCAATACCGTGATTGCCGTTTCTGCAATGGTTAGCGGTTTGAAGAATCTTGCAAAGATACAGGCTATTGTCAAGGTTCGCACAATGGCAATGAATGCCGCTTCGCTTGTATGGAACGCTACATCGGTGCGTATGAATGCCCTGGTACAAGTAATGACAGCTTCATTTCGCGGTGCGGCGGTGAGTGCCACAACGCTGAAACTTGCCATACAGGGTTTGTTAATATCTACAGGCGTTGGCGTGGCTATCGTTGCGCTTACTGAGGTTATAGCGGCATTTACCTCAAAGTCGGCAGATGCGCAGACCCAGGCAGAGGACACAGCCGAGAGCATGAAAGGCTTTGGTGATGCAGCCGACGACATAAAAACCGCCTACGACAGTGCGCTAAAGAACACATACGCCGACCTCATGGCGAAATATGAGAAACTGAAAGCAGGTTGGCGCGCATTATCCACAGAGCAGCAGAAAATGGCGTGGATAAAGGATAACCAAAGTGCTTTCAATGAATTGCGCCTGAAAATCGGTAACGTGACGGAAGCCGAGAACATATTTAACCGCAGGACCGATGCAGTGGTGGAGGCATTCAAGCAAAGGGCATTGGCGGCAGCGTATGCGGCAAAACTCACGGCTTTGTATCAGCGTCAAATTGAGTTGCTTGATAAAAAACAGAAGATCACCAAGACTATTGCCGACGATGCCAAGCAGGGAGGCAGACACGCCAAAGAGGGTGACATCGTGCCCGAAAGTTGGCGCAGCGATCGTTACGGCAAGGTTGGCCGCGATGGGCAGTGGAGATTTACCAAGGTTGGAGCGGAGAGGTACAACGGTACGAATGTTTCCGGAAACACACAGATTAATAGTGTAGATAAAGAAATTGAATCCGTAAACCGACAGATTGGTGACACACAAAAGCAGCTCACCACACGGCTGAACACGGCACGTAGTTTTATCACGCCCGGCACGCCGACTACCCCACACGCCAAGGATACCCCGAAGAAAACGACCATCAAGGACGACAAGAAAGATGAACCGAAAACCCACGTAGAGAAACTACAGGCGCAGTTGGCGGCGGCACAAAAGGAAATGGGCAACGCCATGACCGTAGATGCAAGGGTAAAAGCCGATGCAAAGATAGCCGACATACAACGGCAGATAGACGAAGCTACAAAGGGTAAGGTATCTATCGGGGCAGAGACAGAACCAACATACATTGTGCAGGGAAGCGATGCCGACAAACGACAGAGTCGAACCAATGCACAACACAACATTGACCGGATAAAGCAGGACTTTGAAATAGGACTTATCGGCAAGGAAGATGCCGAAAGGCAGATAGCCGACATTAACAAACAGCTTGAAAAGTTGGGCGTTAAGCCGATAGAGGTACATTTCAAAACCTACATCGAGGAACTGCAAGAACAGTTGCACGACGCACAGCAGGAGTTTGAGGAAGCCACCACAATAGATGCAAGGGTGAAAGCCGATGCCAAGATAGCCGACATACAACGGCAGATAGACGAAACTACAAAGGGTAAGGTATCTATCAAGGCAGAGACGGAACCGGCATACATCGTGCAGGGAAGTGCAGCCGACAAGAGACAGAGCCACAGCAACGCCCAGAATAAGGCAAGCCGCATACAAACCGACTACGAGATAGGAATTATTGGCAAGGACGAGGCACTGAAAGAGATTGAGGAGATAAACCGACAACTCGCAGAAATCGGATTGAAGCCTATAAAGATTGAACTTGACAGCAAGGGTTTTGACAAGGTGTTTGGCGACATCAAAAGCGGTTGGGGAAGCATCCAGGGTGTAGGCAACGGCATTCAGGGCATAAGTGATGCGCTGGAGGGCAACGGCGATGCCTGGCAGCAGGTGACGGGACTTATTAACGGCTTCATTTCCATTGCCGAGGGCATACAGGGTATTGTGGAGTTGTTCGGTATGCTCACGGCGGCGACCTCAGCACACGCGGCGGCATCCACTACCGATGCAGCAGCAACGGCAGGAGAAGCGGCAGCAGCAACAGCCAACACGGCAGCCAAGAGCGGCGAAGCGGTTGCAAATGCCACGGCGAGCGGTGCAAAAATGCCATTTCCTTTGAACCTGGTAGCGATTGCGGCAGGTGTGGCGGCAGTTATTGCGGCACTCGCAGCAGTTTCGGGATTTGCCACTGGTGGTGTTATCGGCGGTACTTCTACATCGGGCGACAAGAAGTTTGCCCGAGTGAACAGCGGCGAGATGATACTAAACAAGTTTCAGCAAGCCCGATTGTTCGGCATGATCGACGGCAAGTTTCAGTCGCCTACCTTTACGGAGCGGAGGTTACAGCCAGTGACGATGCAGAACATAACAAACGACATTGAGCCGACAGCCACGGAGGTAAACATCAATATGAATGCCAACGCACGCAAGCTACTTGACATGATTACAGATGTTAAGCGAGTGGCGAAGAAGAGCGGTAAGAACTATAATGTGTAACAAATAAAAATTAGTTAATATGTATATACACGGCAGTTTTCTAAGTCAGCAGAGCGATACGATAACGGTACACATCGTTACCGGGAATGATCGCACGCAGACAATAGAAATAGGTACAGAAAAGGCAGATGTATATTTTAGCGAGGATCCGGCAGAAATCGAGAATGAGGTAAACGACACTTTCGATGTGCTTTTGAGAAATTCGGCTAAAATAAGATTGCTTTGCGGCAACCTGATTAAAAACCTTTTTAGTACCTCATGCCGTGATGCAGTCGTAAACATCTATAAAAACGATACGTGTATCTTTGCCGGGTTCATTGAGCCACAAACTTTGTCACAGCCATATAACGACAGATGGGACGAACTGGAATTAAATTGCATTGATGCGCTTAGTGCTTTGCAGTATAGCAAGTATAAGAATGTGGGCGCATTGGGCGTTATCTATACTTTCGTCAAGGCAGAGGCGGCGCAGCGTAGTTTTTACGATATTGCCACCGAGATACTGCAAGGTGTTACCGAGGGACTGGATATATTGGGTAGCCAAAATATTAAATTCTGGTATGATGGCAGCAAGGCAGTTGATGCACAGACCGCCAACCGCTATCAGGTATTTAAGCAGCTTTCAATATCTGATTTGTTGTTTTTGGGTGACGATGAGAGCGACGTTTGGCAGCAAGACGAAGTGTTGGAGGAACTTTTGAAGTACCTTAACTTACATATCGTGCAAGACGGCTTTAACTTCTATATCTTTTCGTGGGAATCCGTCAAGGCGGCACCCGATAAGATTATTTGGCATGACATCGTAGCCAACAGCACCAAGACAACGGCGCAGCAAGCCGTAACAATCGCTTTGGCTAACGTGGCCGATTGCGATACCACGATAAGCATAGGCGACGTATATAACCAACTTCTATTAACCGCCAAGGTGGAAGACATCGAAAGCGTGATAGAAAGCCCATTGGACGATGATTTGTTGGTTAGCCCATACATCAATAAGCAAAAGTACCTTACTGAGTATTCGAGCGACGGAGAGGGAAAGACCGCCTATAATGCTTTTTATGCTATGACCCACAACCAAAAAACCACGTATGGCGGCGGTGCTATTACTGATTGGTACGTGCAGGTGATGCGTAACAAGCAATGGACGTTTCCGATGAAAGGCAACACAGATATAGACATCGTGGACTATTTCGGCAGCGAGGGAACAAACCAACACGCTTTGCCCGATTGGTTAGGGCAAGCACCGGGGGCGGCTATCATGGCTTTGGGTAGCGTTAAAATCAATACCGCCAACGATGATAATAGCCCGACATCTAAGGTGAACACGACTAACTATTTAGTCGTGTCGATTAATGGCAATGGAGTGGATAATAACGAAAGCAAGACCTACCCGAGCGTAGCGGACATACAGAAAAATATACCGTATGCCGTATATAATGGAAATAAGGCAGGGGGCGTTTTTTCGCCGCCAGACGAGGAAACAACCAACTATATAGTATTGTCGGGTAAGGTTATCTTAAACCCGATAATGAGGCAGACCAACACGTACACCAACCTACATAACAAGGAGTGGCACGGCGGTTTACCTATTGGTTTAAAGGAAAACGAGATTTACGTATGGCATCAGACCGTACCGAGCCGTAACAATGGTGATGGCAGGTATTACACCCGGCAGTATTGGCAAGCAGAGACACCGGACAAAGAAGTATCATGGCATGAGGGCGCAGATAGCGGATTTTATCCATATACCGGGGAGGGTCCGGAGGAATACGAATTTAAGTACAGCGCAGTAGGCGACAGTACCGACACAATCAGTAAGGTAGCCGTATTAGCCTGTATGTTGGTTATCGGCGACAAATGCGTAGTGGAGGCCGGAACCGATGGGCAGACAACCGATTTTGTTTGGCAGAAATACAAGGAACGGAGCGAGTGCCAAAGCGATGATGAATATTATCAGCAATGCTTTACAATTGGCTTTGACCCTAAGATAGGTGACAAACTGGTAGGCACAGAGTTCAGCATCCAAAACAACATCGACTACAAGATGGGTATTGATGCGGAGGGTATAGCAATACCGATTACCAAGGGCGACAAGATAAGTGGGCAGGTTAGGTTTATGATATTAGGCCCTGTCAATGCTACATGGGACGTTATCACACGCCGCCACCCTACCTTTTTCAGGCATACGAAGTGGAGCAGCTCATCAGTACCGCTTTTAGCCCATGTTAGTAGCATCCTGATTAAGTCGTTTGAGGTTAAAGTTTATAGCGATAATGGACTAATCAGCAATGGCAATGATGATAACGATATTATCTATATGAGTGACACCAAAGAAACCTTTGTGAACAAAAAGGACGATTTGGAGTTTAAGATAAATTCGGCATTGACCGCCACGGAGTGCGCCCAGTTGGGAGTTAGCAATACGGTGAAGTTATCCACGCCGTTGAATATATCAACCGGGGACGGAGTGTTGGAGGTGTACGACCGAAACGGCAACGTTAAGGCGAAGCCCGAACAAATCTACGTGGATAGTTATTATACTGAATACCATAAGCCACGTATCGTAATGGAGCAGAAACTAAGAGACATTGATAATGTTGTCAGTCTGTTTAACCATTACCGCCACGAGGCTTTGGGCAAAGAATTTTTCGTGCAGGGCATCGGCAGAAACCTTATTGAGGGACGTGCCGACCTCACATTAAAGGAGATTGGCACATGATCGAAGTTAAGCAGATAGCAAAACCCAGGAACAGCGGCAGCGGTGGGGCATCCACCGGAGGCGGTAGCTATGGAAGTATCGGCAAAATGACCGAGGAAGCCAAGCACGCAGCCAAAGCCGATATAGCGACACACGCAGAGCAAGCCGAGTATGCAAACCGTGCCGGATATGCGAGCCGTGCCGCCTATTCCGATTTAGCCGGAGACGTTGCAGAGGATAGCCCGATTAACGACCGCTTTTTGTCGAAGATTACCGCCGACATAGCGCAAGGGCACATTACTTTTCAGCAGGGTTTAACGGCTATCGGTTTGGCAGTATTCAAGGACGGCGCACACTTTGGCGAGTTTGTCAAATCCCTGTATGCAGGTAAGGGCGCAGGTATTGACGCACAAGGTAACGCCGAGGTGGAAAGCCTGAGAGTGCGCAGCTACTTTGAGTGCCTGGAACTGATAGTAAACCGATTGTCAGCAATCGAGGGCGACCAACTTCTAACGGAAGCGGACACAATCGAGAGCGTGGACGATTTGGGCGATGGTTGTTTTGGTTTGCACCTGAAAAGCAAATGGGACGGATATTTTACTGCCCAAGCCGAGAACAACGTACTAAAAGGCATCATCAACACTTTGGCGCAGGGAAGCGGAAAGTATTACACGGCATGGTTTAGAGTTAATAGCGTTAATACCGCTAACAACTACATAGAGGTGACGCAGTACCCGGACACAGAAGTACCAAGCGGCAAGAACTACCCACCGTGTGAAATGATGAAGATTGCACGATATGGAAACCAAACGGACACGAAACGCCAAGATTGTTTGTACCTGTCGAGCACAGAGGGGCGAATTGCCAAGCTAAAGGGAGTGACTAAGCCGATTTTGGATAACGCCAACTATGGTGCAGCTTTCGGCAGTTTGCCAGAATTTGTGTACGAGTTATTGGACGATAACGGCAACCCTTTGCCAATACGTGATGGTTTGGACTATATGTATATACCGGGTATCGTCACAATGGACGTTATCAGACTTAACAAATGGACTGGTAAGCCGTTGGTTACGTATGTGGATCGTGGGGCGTGGACGCAAAGCGGCAAGTACTATTGTGATGCTATCAACCCGGACACCGGGGAGTATGAGACATCAGACGTTTGGTTTAATGGCTGCAAGTACAGATGTTGCAAGAACCTCACAACGACCGCCCCGGCATGGAACAATACCGATTGGGCGATGATCGAGGGAAACCCAGACTTTGCCGTAGATTTTCAAGAGCCTGAAAGTATCGTGGACCCGGACAAAATAGACCTCACGCTAACCATCGTGGCGACCCTGTATAATATGAATATCACAGACGATATTTTGGACGCAGACGTAATGTGGACGAGATACAGCGAGGACGCAGAGGGAAACGAGAGAACGGCAAGCGACAATGTTTGGAGTTTGCGCCACGCCAATGCCGGAAAGTCTTTGCACCTTACAGCCGAGGACATGGATTTTAACGGTTATATGCCTAAAGTTATACGCTTTACGGCTACCGTTACTTTACGTGACGGCATGGGCAACGAAGCAGCAACGGCGGCAGTCAGTTACGAGTATTAATTTAAACATAGCGCAGTTATGAAGACAAAAAGATTTGATTTCAACTTTAAGCCACTGCAAATTAATGTTAGCATGGTGGTTGAGGGCGGCGTATCGGATAGTCAGAACTACGACGCAGACACCGACACATATACGCCCGACTATACCATAGACGCATCTAATTTAATAGTGCAGCCGGAAATTGGCAGACTTGACAAAGACGAGATTTTAACGCCGGGCTTGATTAATCAAGACCTCACTAATGTAGTCTGGTATGAGGTGAACAAAGGAGCAGCCGACACCCTGATAGATAGCACTAACCCAGACTTTGAAGTAGTCAGCAAGGGACCAAAGGCAGGACGTATTAGGATCAAGAAGAACGCCAAGCCGCAGATACCTATGAATCTACGATTTGAAGCCGACTACAAAGACCCACGTACTAATCAGGTGTACCACATCATCAAGCCACACCAAGTGCAGTGCAAGAACGCCACCGCATACACGCCACTTCTGGTATTGGATGCCGCCGCCCAAACTATCTACAACCCATTGAGCGACCCGGACACCCAAACAGTACACGCATCATTGAGATTGGGTGTTAATGAGTGCCCGGAGAATAAGCGTTTGTTTGTGTGGGAGGTAATGAGAGAAGACGGAACATTTACAGCCGTAGGCAGTGACACCACGTTAGACTATGACGTAGTGGTAGCAGAAGACGGAAACAGTTGTACCGTTAATCGTAGCCTCATGGGTACAGAGCTTTATTTGCGATGCCGGGCGAAGTATAGCCCGGACGGAAACCCAAGCAGCGTAACACTATCGGACAACGCCCCTACTAAGTTAGTGGCATTTATTCGCAGAATCCCAAAATTTGAGTACGACATCGGCGAACTACCTACCAACCTACCAAGTGGTTTGTTAGAGATTGCGCCAACGGCAAAGATTTGGAACACTAACGGCATGATCGACAACCCGGAACGTGAGTTATTGCCGCTTTGGTATGTTGCGACAAACGCCCAGTCAGGAACGCTTAACTATTCGCTCATAGCGCATGGTATGACACCGACGCTTTCAACCGATAAGGTTAGCCAGACGTTAGGCGGCATTTATGGTTTGGACGTTAAGGACGTAGGCCCGGCGTGTGCATGGGAAGATAGCGACGGCGCAGTATTCGTTGATGCAGACGATAACGTAATATTAATCAAATAACAATTTAATCAATATAAGATTATGGCAAGATACATTAAAGCAAATCCATTGGTTGCACGATACTTGCAACTGGAGAATGACCGTAACATGGTGAGTGATGGCAACTATCTTTTTTGGCAAAATGATATGTTGAAGTTTGGCCCGCTAACCCAACTTAACGACATATTGGTTAAGATTGGTGGTATTGCACTTATGCCACATGAGGCAAGAAGCGAGCAGGACGGTACTATTTGCCGACCTTTGCCAATGGCGACCGATGCACGCTTTCAGCAGCCCATCAAGGCTAACGTTAATGATGCTATCGTAGGTGGCAACACCAACACCGAGCAGGGCGCAGATGGCGAGGGCGAGAACACAGAGAGCACCGACAATGGCGGCAACAGCAACGAGGGCCAGGCCAACGAGGAAAATGCGGAGGGCGACCAACAGCCGGAAGCGTCAGAGAGTGAGCAAACAGAAAGTAAAACCAAAAAGTAAGGAACTATGAGCAAAGCGAGTACAACCAGAACGATTAAGTTTATTGCGAAAGCAGGAACTTATACGGCATTGATCATGTGCCCAGATGGTGACATTTACCAAGAATGGGAGGGCACGGAATCCGACGTTACTAAGGTGTTCCCTAACTTTGAACAGACAAAGCCGAAACTTAACTTTGTTTGTATGAGTAGCCGAGTAGCCGAGGGAGTGGCAACGCCTGATAGTATGCAGTACTTTTTCAATGGCACGAAAATCGAGTTTAACGGCGATACGTCAAGCGGCATTTTTGCAGGCTACTTTAAGAAGTTTGCGCCAAGCGGCGACAACATCTACTATGGTTTGCAGATTGTTAAGAATTTGGTAAAAATCGCAGGTTTTGCCCCGGTAACTATCAAGATGGTGGCGGCTATCAGTTATGGCACACAAAGCGATAATATCCAAGCTACCTATACAATCCCAGTGCAGAAAGCAACAGGTACAAGTTATCGTGTTACCATCGTCGCAGGAGATAACAAGGGCTTTGTTATTACCGACAAGGGCGGCAGTTGCGTTTTAAAGGCAATGGCATACCAGAACTACGAGGAAATCACCAAAGATTTAACCTATACGTGGGAGAAGATGGGAGCCAGTGGTTGGGAGGTAATCAACGGCCAAACCGCCCAGACGCTTACAGTGTCAGGCAGCAGTATAGACACATACGGCGAGTATCGAGCAACTGTTAATCGTAGTGGTGTTGAAATCGGTAAGGACATACAGGGCGTTATGGACGCATCCGACCCCTACGACATCGACGCACGCCCAACACCGGAAGACGAGGCGATAAGCGAGGACGAGAGCGGCAACGGCAAAGTAACCTATACGCCGTGGATCGTCAAGCGTGGAACGAACACGCAAGCAATCAAAGACGCTAAGTTTTTCTTTGTCGTGAAAGACGCAGCAGGTGTTTACCTGAATAGTGACAGCGAGCGAAAGACAGCGGTAACGAGCTATGCTGTAACACGTGCTATGTGCTTACAAAGTGGTGGAGACATCAGCGTAACGATAACATCAGAAAGTTGAGCCTATGGGTGTGTCAATAACAAGAATAGTTAAGTTTATACGCAAGGGAAAGGGCGTAATTGTCGCCCAATCCCGAAACGTATATAACTATACCTACAAGGAGTGGACGCAGTTCTACGGACTTAGTGGGCGGTCAGTCAATTGGGACGGAATCATAAATGTATCTGATTTTTCCGTAGGTGACACGATGGTTATTAATGGCACGGTATCGGACAAAAAAAGTATTACCATCAGTCTTTACACTAAAGTAACGGCAATCGACACAAACCGGGCTATAATAACGGCTCAATCACTATACTACATTGCAAGTGGTGAGAATGGAGAAGACGGAAACGATGGCATTGACGCAATAACCATTGACATTACGCCGCCGATCATTTTACACAAAAAGACGGCCACCAATACCTCATACGCAGTTACCATTAAAGTATTTGAGGGTACAAAGCAACTGATAAGTAGTAACGGCAGTGGAAGCAGCTTTAAGTGTAACGTGGATACATCTAATTTCCCGACGGGTTTAAAAGGGAACACAGTAGCAGGCACAAATGTTTATATGCTTATTTTGGTGGTAGAAGCAAATTCCGATCCAAGCAAAGATATAGCAATATCTATTGTTTGCCGGGGCGTGACGCATAAACGCACCGTGTCATTTAAGACTGTAGCCGATGGGCAACCCGGAGCCAAAGGCGACAGAGGCCCGGCACTACGAGGGCCACAAGCGTGGAGCGATTGCGCCGTAGGCTATATGTTTCAGTCGGGAGTAAGTGGCGAGGAATACAAGGACGTAGTATTGTATGGCAATAACTATTATTCTTGCATCAAATCGCACACCAAGACTGCAGGCAACAACCCAGGAAGTGCAACCGATACCAATAGCGGACTTTGGAAGTTAGCCGACAAATTTGAAATGGTGGCTACAAAGATACTGTTAGCGCAGTATGCTTTAGTCAAAAATTTGGGGGTTGAGGCTATCGAAATGAAAGATGCAGACGATAATATTATCTTTCTGGCGAAAGACGGCGACGTTACTTGCAATAGAGGAACTTTCAAAAACATTACGGTAAAAGGTAATAGTTCTTTTGAGGGGTCAGTGAAAGCCAATATGTTTTATGGCACAGTCAGAAAAGTAACGCCCGGCAGTACGTACACAATAGACCCGGTAAGCGAGCCGTACAACTTCTACTATGTGGAGAATCCGACTAAACGGACGTTTATAGTTTTGCCAAAGGCAGCTAACTATGAGGGCTTAGAGATTAATATCTTTACCAAATCGTTGCCGTCGAGTTCTTTAAGTTATCGTACGATCGTTAAAGCACAGGCCAATGACGATCTATATGTTAAGCAAAATGCAGCCATCGTGTCAAGCGACTTAGCGGTAGAAAAAATTAATGTTGGGTACACCAATTTTAAAAATGATAGCGTTACGACGGCAACAGATAGCTACATACGCTTTAAGTGTATTGGCGGCGCATGGTATGCAATTAGCGGACAATTTACAGGAGAATAATTTAGTAATACAATTTAGATTATGGCAGTAAAGAAAACAAAAAAGTTGAGTGGTCAGGCAACAGTAACGACCATCAACACAGACCAGAAAATTCCGGTAACGGACGCAAACGGAAAGGTTACGCTTATTTCATTGGCGAACCTCAAAACCGCTTTGTTGGCAGGTATGAACCTTAACGGATTGTACGATGGTATCTTTATCATGTACCACCGTAAGAGCGACGATTACCCACTCATGGTTAAGCCTCATAAGTGGACATCGTTACAGAACAGTGGCGAAATTGCCGACGGAGTGGTAGTTGTTGAGGGTGGCAAAATCTTAGTTGTAGCCCCTACCGAATCGACTTCTACCCTAACGTGGAGTAGCGCAGCTATCAGCGGAGGCGGTACGACAACGACAGATCGTGTTACAGCGATGAACGATTGGAACGGAAAGGCGAACACGGCGGCTATCATCAAGGCAAGCAAAGCCGATGCAATCACCAATACAGCGCAGTATGCACCGGGCTACTGCAATCTGTATAGCCGCGCAAACGCTAACGGCAAGGGTTTGACAGCAGGTAAGTGGTGGTTGCCATCGTTGGGAGAAATGTTTATGATTTATGCCAACATGACAAAAATCAATTACGCTTTGTCCCTCATTAAAGGAGCCACCCAGTTAGTCGAAAACTGGTATTGGACTTCTACCGAGAGCAGTGCTACCGGCGCATGGTATCTGTACCTCTACGACGGTAGTACGAACAATTGGGGCCCTAAGGCCAGCGGCACGGGCAGAGTTAGGGCAGTGTCAGCATTTATTGTTTAATTCTTAATTTCTTAGTCTTTAACCTTTAGGTACGGCGAAAGCCGTACCATTATAAGGCAATTTATAAAAACAAGCAATGGCGGTAAAATTAGTTTCAAGTACAAAGATTTATTTAGATGCACGAAAGTTGTTAGACATCATTTTGGATATAGTACCCAATTTCCCACGTGCCTACAAATTCACCATCGGGGCAAAGCTGCAAGAAATTGGCGTTAATCTGATGCAGGAGATAGCAGCGGCGTACATCAACAAGGACAAAGCCGAGACAGTAAAGCACCTAACCGAGTTTCAGGCAGAGTTTGAGACAATGAAAACGCTGATGAGAATTGCCGGAGAAAGGGAGTGGATAAAAGGCAGAGGAAAATTTGCAAGTATCATCGAGTTAATGGACGAAATAGGTAAACAATCGTCAGCGTGGAAAAACAAAGTAGTTAATACGCTTTGTAGCCAGAATCGGAATGTTACGACAGACCGAGAGCGCAGTTTTCCGTAATAAATGGGGTTTATGCCGTCATTTACGGCTAAGAACAAGATAATAAACCACAGATTGCGGCCAACCGAGAACAGTGCTACCAACGCATGGAATCTGAACCTCAACGACGGTAATACGAACAATTGGAACACTAAGGCCAGCAACACGAACAGAGTTAGGGCAGTGTCAGCACTATTTACAGAGAACAGAAACGTGACAAATGATAATATACAATGGTAACGACAGAGTGGCTTTTAGATGCTTACTTTGATTGCCGTCATAGCAAGAGACGAACAGCAAGCGCAGTTGTTTACGAAATGGACTACGAAAGCCGTTTGATTGCTTTGCGTGATAGAATCAATAACCGGACGTACCAACCCGGTAAGTCTATTTGCTTTGTCGTAACACGCCCAAGATACAGAGAGGTATTTGCAGCATCCTTTGAGGATAGAATCGTACACCACTACATAGCTTTGCGCCTAACGCCACTATTTGAAGAAATCTTTAGTGAGCGTACATTTAATTGCAGGAAAGGCAAAGGGCAGCTATATGGTATTAATACGCTGAAAGAAGATATAAGGCAGTGCAGCAATAATTATACGGAAGATTGCCACATTATGAAACTTGACTTAAAAGGTTTCTTTATGAGCATCGACAAAAAGTTATTGGCTGAAATGGTAGATCGCTTTATAGTCAAGTACTACAAGGGCGAAGACATAGACGATTTGCGCTACCTTTGCCGTGTCGTTATTCTACACAGCCCCGAAAAGAATTGTGAACGGCACAGCCCTTTGAGCTATTGGGAGAAGTTGGATAAGAACAAATCGCTATTTACAAATGGTGAGGGTAAGGGCGTAGCCATCGGCAACCTGTTTGCCCAGATATTCGCAAACTTCTTACTTAATACGCTTGATTGGTATATCGAGAATGAGGGTATAAAACATCATGGCAGGTATGTGGACGACTTCTATTGCATCCATAAGGACAAAGAAAAGCTATTGGCGTTAATGCCTAAGATACGTGAGCTATTAGCCAAGTTAGGTTTACGACTGAATGAGAAGAAGTTTTATTTGCAACATTACAGCAAAGGCGTGGAGTTTACCGGGTCAATAGTCAAACCCGGACGTGTCTATACCTGTAACAGAACAATAACAAACTTTGTCGCAGCGGTCAGACGGCTAAACAAGGCTAACAACGAGCGTCAGGTATTACACGCAGTATGTAGTATCAACTCATATTTAGGTTTGCTACGGCATACCAACGAATATGCTATGCGCCGTAAAGTGCTTAACATGATCGAGCCACACGTATTTAAAGAATATGTGTTCATCAAAGGGCACTACGAGGTATTGGCAATTAAGAACAAACATAAATTGAGGTATCAAACAATGCAGAGAATTAGAAATGGCGACTACTGATAAAGCACCCATTACCCTATCATCTGATAGGTTGGATATGGACTTATTTAGATTGCTACTTACAAGGTATGTAGTAGTAACAGAGCAGCGAGACGGAAAAGTGATTTATGAACTTAACAGCATCGAGCACCATGCAGATAATTGAAATAGTAGTATCGGTTATTACCGCTTTGGGCGGTTGGGAAATGATTAAATATGTGATGAATCGAAAGACCAACCGCCGAAAGGAGGAAGCCGAGGCCGACAACGTAGAATTTAATGTTTTGCGTGAGGCTATGGACTTTTTGCAAACTCAACTCAAAGATAAAGAGCAAAGATTTGCAGAGCAAACCGATTTAGTGAGAAAGCAGAATTTAGATATTTTGCAGCTCAACAAGGAAAAGGCGCAGTTAGAATTAGACCTACAACGCTATAAGTGTGTAATTAAGGGTTGCACTAAACGTGACCCACAAAATGGTTATTAATATGAGAAAGATTAATGAGATTATCGTACATTGTACGGCAACCGCCGAGGGCAAGAACTTTAAGGCGGCAGACATCGACCGTTGGCACAAGGCTAAAGGTTGGAATGGAATTGGCTACCATCATGTAGTAGATTTGGACGGAACGGTAGAACCAGGCCGACCAGAAAGCGAGGTGGGGGCACATTGCCTGAAGCACAACACAAATAGTATTGGTGTAGTGTATGTGGGTGGTTTGGCATCCGATGGTAAAACACCAAAGGACACCCGAACACCACAGCAAAAGGCGGCTTTGGTAAAGTTGCTTACAGAGTTAAAGCACCGTTACCCTAATGCCACGATCCACGGACACCGAGACTTTGCGGCCAAGGCGTGCCCATGCTTTGACGCTACTAAGGAGTACAAAGACATTAAGTAATAAGCCAATGAAGAAGTTTATAACTATCTGTATGTGCCTGTTAGCCCTGTTTGGGCTGATAGGCTGCAAGACGACGAAAAAGGCGGTATCGGAGTCATCCACAACTACAAGAGAGGAAACCGACACCACCAAGTTAGCAACCGATAGCATCCACGTAGGTACTATCAAAGCCGATAACCGGACCACGCTAACGTATTTTTGCGATTGGGGGTATATCGAATTTGCCAATAACGGCGGTACGCTCACGATCGACACTTTGGGCAACCTGAAAGCCGATGGCGTTAAGTCATACCAACACGGCAAGAAAGCCGCCCAGAAGAAAGCCGAGAATATCACCCAGAGCAAGGACAGCACCGACACCCATAAGCTGCAAGCAAATGGGGTGCAGAGCCGAGACAAGCAACAAGCCAACAGAGAGCCACAGAAACAAGGCGTGAAAGCCTTAAAATGGTATCAGCGTACAATTTACCATATCGGCTTTTTATGTTGCGTAGCGGCGATTATTTACGCTATATTCTTATATCTACGGAGAAAAAAATAAAATCTGTTTTCTGAATAGTGCAAGCCCGGAGCCGACCGAGAGGTTAGCCCGGGCAATTTTATTTGCAATAATTAACAAAAGATTTCTTGAAAAACGCTTGCATATTTCAAATATTTTTTGTATCTTTGCAGTAGAAATAATAAAGATAGTAATCATAATTCAGCCCTCAACATCACGGTTAAGTTAGTGTATATGAAAAGAGAAGACATTACAACATTAGAGGACCTCAAAGCGTTTTTGGCAGTTTATCAGGAGGAAAATCCAGAGGACGATTGTTGCGATTTGGTTCGTGGCGTATGTAAAGATAACGGTTGGATATATACCGATGATTCCGCTATCAGTTACGACGATGAGGACTTTGCCACCGACGGAAAGCATATCCTTTCATTGACTTCTAACGGATTCGAGGTTTTCCCTAACGATGGGCAAGACATTGAGCATAAAGGATTCGACATTACGGTACATGAAGATAGTGAAAACTATTATGTAAACTTTAATACTGGTTTGGGCGATGGCATTTACCCTAAAACAGATTGGACGTTAGAGAAAGCCATCGACGACCAAGAAAACATTTATAAGGAAAGTAAGTAATAGTATGACGGAAAAAATAGAATACACACACGGCGGTAAGCGTGACGGAGCCGGGAGACGACGAAAAAATAACGGTGTGTTGTATGCGAGAATGAGCGAGGTTGCAATAACTAAACTTAAAGAGCAAGCAAATAACGCCGGGGTATCAGTTGGGCAATACATCGAAAAACATATCTTATAAAGTAGTGGGGGCATTGTCTCCACTACTTTTTATTTAATACATAGTCTATAACTTTTCGGTTTGCGGCATCCACTTTATCCCTATTGTACTTTATATACACACCTGTAACCTTTGCGCCGTGGGAATGCCCCAAAGCCTCACTGATAGTATCTTTGGGTATATCCAAATCGGCGGCATACGTAGCCCAGGAATAACGTGCCCAGTACAAAGATAGCCCCTTTTCTAAAGGTTGCATCACTTTTCGGTTATTTCCGGTAAAAATAAAGTTGCCGTTATCATCCAAACGAGCAGGGCCTATTTTAGCAAGAGCATTATTAACGCTACCCTGTAAGGCTTTATAGTCTTTGTACCTATCAAAGCAGCGTATAAGGTGCTTTTTGCCCTTATAGCGGTTTATTATCTCCATTGCTTCCGGCTCAATCTTAATGCTATATAGCTTATTTGTTTTGTGTCGGCGGTATTCCAAGCGACCATTAACGATGCTATCTAACGTGCAGTCGGCAAGATCAACCGTATTAATGCCTATCAAGTAAAAGGTAAGCATGAACAAATCACGATATTCAGGATAAAGCCCCTGTAATGGTAAGTCTAATAGTTGCCTCATTTTCTCTATTGGCAAATCCCTCATACGAGTTTCTTCTATCTTAATATGGTAGTGCCTGAAAGGGTCATTAGTCGTTATATCGTGGTCTATTGCCCAGTTAAACGCACGCTTAATAGCTTTCATATACGCCGCTTTCGTATTAATGGATAGCCCAGACATCGACATATAGAAATCATCTAACCACGTAGTCGTTATTTGCTCAAAGTGCAGCTTTGCCGGATCATAGCCAAATGCCTGTATCTTTAACGATGCACTTTTGGTTATTCCCTTAGTGCGATCGGCACGCCCCTCACACATAGACGAAAATACGTCACTAAGTGTAGGTACATCAATGGTGGGCTTTTCCAATTCCAAGTCGGTAAGCATTTGTTTAATTTGCCTACGTGATAATTTCGGCCATTGCCCAGTCTCTTTTAATTCCATGATGCGGTTAGTAACCATAGCGAGCATAGAAACGAGAGCGGCGTTAATGCGCCGTGCCCCTTTGCCGATGTATTGTTGTGTCCGGGCATCCCACTCACCGACCGAGGCATAGACACCAGTACCAAGATAGATGTTAGTGCCGTGCCCTACTATAATCTGGATTGGGTACGTACCATCTTTTAACGCCCTACGAACATCTAAGCGAAAACGAGATTTTGCCATAAGCCCAACTGAAAATTTGCTGAAAATTTGCTGATTTTTGCGCCCAAACCTACCAAGACACACCACATTTCACCCATTTTTAGGAGTTTGGCGCAGTAGAAAAACCCCATTTTAGGGCTGATTATCAGGTGTTTGGCTATCAGAGCCGTGACACCTGTTAATAATCCCATTTTGTAAATATTTTAATTGAATTAGTACTTCTTTATCTATTCAGATAATATCAGATAATAAAAAATTCTCGAAATAATTAAAGTTTCAGACCGGATTTTCCTAAAGCACCATATACAACTTTGGCAACCAAAGGCCTACTAGACTCAACATTCAATCCATGTCCCAATCTGCCATAAATAAATGGAACTTCCAATCCTTTAATACAATAATGCGTAATATCCGCCACTAAGTCAACATTATCTATGTCGAATTCTCCTTCTTCCTTGCCTTCGGCATAAACACGTCTGAGAAGTTCTATTTCATCTTCATCAAAGTTTTTTCTTGCCTTTTCCACCATCCATATATTACGGAAGAATTCAGCTCTCAAGTTTCCATTACGCACTACAGTTTCCTTAATCATACTTAAATGCGTATAAATCAACTCAATAATCTTATCCTGTGGTCGGATTTTACTTGTAGCAACCTCATCCAGTTTATCAGAAAGGCGCTCCAATTCAGACTCTATCACAGCATAATACACATCTTCCTTTCTACTGAAATATGTATAAAGAGTGCGACGTCCTTTACCAGAAGCCACAGCAATATCATTCATGGTAGTATTAGCAATACCATTCTTAGCGAATAGTTGTCTAGCGACATCTACCAATTTCTGTCTTGTTTTGGATATTGACATGATCAGATACCTCCATATTGATTTTAGTTGCACAATAATTTATCAATGTGCAAAAGTAGTAGTTTTATTCGACATAAACAAAAAATAAGTGTTAAATCTTTGCACATGGGTAAAATTATTAGGCAATGAAGAAAAACTATAGAGATATAAAACAAAAAAAAATGGTAAGAAGGAAACTTCTTACCATCATTTAGTTGCGGCGGCAGGACTCGAACATGCGACCTCCAGGTTATGAGCCTGGCGAGCTACCAACTGCTCCACACCGCGATATAACATTCATTTCTGAATTGCGAGTGCAAAGGTACTACTTTTTTTTAATCTAACCAAATAAAAATATCAAAATATCAATATTTTAACGGCTTTTAACCTTTTTCTTAATTATATTAGCATAAAAACAGAAATTTCATATAAAATAAGTGATAAAATGATAGAATGACCTTGAGATTAAAGAAGATCATAAAAAAAATCCGATCTGCCAGAAGCAAATCGGATCATATCAAAAAACTAATTACTTTTTCAAAAGTTTCATGACTTTCTCAAAATAGCGTTGCGTTCTCTTCACATTATAATGATTACCACCATTCCAAGCGCGAATTGCACGTTCTATACTATTAAGAGGATTGTAAGCTGACTGCAAAAGCAGAAACATTTCCTTAGACTTTGAAATACTAAATCTATCAGATAGTTTATAGCGCTTCTTGCTATTCCTTTTTTTAAGAATATTATTGCATTCAGCAACACAGATAGGAGTAATTTGCATAACTCCCACAGAGGAACCACTTTTTGCGTATCGGTTACCTCCACTCTCAACCTGAATTATCGCCTCCATCACTGGATTCCAATCAAATTCATTAGAGGATGCATTTTCAATTGAATTTGTTTCAGCCGACGCTGAAACTACTTTTAATGTCAGCATAAAAATGCTAACTAATACCATTGTTATTCTCTTCATATTAATTATTTTATGGAACCTGAAAAGCTGAACTACAACATCAGTGATTTCGCGATGACAACTTATGAGAAAAAGAACGGTTGTCAGTCTCAGTTCCGTTAGATACCTTAACGGACAGTTATCTCAAAATATCGAAAAAACTATCCTTATTCTTATCGTTTGCAAAGGTACAAAAAAAATCTCAAATATGCAAGTAATCTATTGATTATCAGCACTATTTTATAATTAAGAAACACTTTTAAACACATTAGATTGACGAATATCAACAAATTCAGCAAGTTTTTTAAACCCAATTGCAGATATAGGAATAAAACAAACTATGAAGTAAAATAAAGATTCATACATAAAAGAATGATATCAAGAAACAGCAGAGAAAAGAAAAGAGAGCAAGAAAACAACGTAATCTTAAAGACAAAGCACAAAAAGGTGAAAGAAGAAAACTAAACAAATTTTTCATAAAATTTGGAGAAAAATAATCTGCGAGAAAAATCTGCTAAATCTATCCCAGACCGACAGGCCTAAAATCTGCGAAATAAAGAAATAACAGAAAAATAGAAGAAATGTCAGGAATAAAAAGAAAATCAGAGAAAATCCGTGTAAATCCATGAGAAAAATAATCAATGAGAAAAAATCTGTGTAAATCTGTGAAATCTGTGGGATTTAAATAATCAATGAAAATAAAATCTGTGGGAATCCGTGAAATCTGTGGGACTAAAATAATCAATGAGAAAAAATCTGCGTCATCTGCGAAATCTGCGTGACAAACTA